CGAGAGTGATCAGACCGAGATGGGTATGCAGATTCTTGCTCAATCCATCGATGCGATCTTGACCGAAGACGAAAGAATTTCCACGAAGGATGTGGGTAACAAAGAAGTGATGGACTTCATTGAGTCTATGACATCTGACCAATTTAAAAAGATGTCTGATTTCTTAGAGTCGATACCTTCATTGAAGAAAGAGATTAAACAACCTTGTTTGGATTGTGGAGAAACAATCGAACGAACATTGCAAGGGATTAGCGATTTTTTATCATAAACCTTTCTCACGATAATTTGGTCAATCATTATAAGACCAACTTTTCGTTGATGCAACATCATCATTATAGTCTAGGTGAGTTAGATATGATGATGCCGTGGGAAAGGGAGATTTACGTTAGTATGTTAATTGATTATGTGAAGGAAGAAAACGACCGTATAAAACAAGAACAACAAAGAAATGGATAAACCAAAATGGCAGAACAGAACTTAGGTAACGCGATAGAACTCCTTAGAACGGAGAACGCAAAGCAATCCGCAGACCAAGTACAGTCTACAGATCAGATCAATAAGAACATTGAAAAGTTCCTAAAGGGTCTGGCTGCCATGGCGGGTGACAAAGAAGAAGAGAGACGCGACAAGAAGAAAGATAAACCAGAAGGCGCTGTAGGGTTTAAGAAATCTGATATCACCGGTGGTTTCGGATTGGCTGGAATGGTCGGTGGTATTCTTGCAGCAGTTACAGGATTTGCGGTAGGTGTAGTAGATGCCTTCAAACGACTCCTGAGTAACTTGATTCCTAAGTCTATCAAGAATGCATTTAAGAATTTGAGTAATGCATTTAAGGCAGGAACGAATGGTGTTAAGGGTCTGTCTAAAGCTGCGAATGGCGCTTTCCGATCACTCAACACTATAGAAAAGGGTATTCGTGCATTAGGTGTTGGATTCCAGTTTGCAGTCGATAAGTTAAAATCTGCGGGTAAATTAATCCAAGGCGGTTTCCTCAAAACAGTTAATGGGATTAAGAGTGCTATACTTTTCCTCGCCAAACCTTTCATTGCAATCAACAAGGCATTTAGTGGGGCACAAGGTGGTATTGGTTTCCTTTCAAAAGCAAGTGCAACCATAGGAGAATTCTTTAAGGGTATTGGAACCAAGATTAAAGGTTTCACTGACCTGTTCGGTAAGTCAGGATTCCTCGGTAAAATCTTTAATGTGTTCCGAGCACTAGGAACCAAGATTCCTGTTATCGGTCAGATCATCGCTGGTGTGATGGCAATCTTCGATGGTTTCGGTGACGCGGCCAAAGAGGTTGGTGGTTTCGGTAGTAAAATAATCAGATTCCTTACTTCTGGAATAGGTACATTCTTTGGTGTAGTGATTGGTGGTATCGGAGATCTTGTCAAGTGGGCTGTGAGTAAACTTGCGGGTTTATTTGGTCTTGATAAAGTAAGTGCATTTCTAGACTCGTTTTCATTCGAAGAAATAATCATTGATATGTTCGATAGTCTTGGTACTATGTTGATTGATGCTAAAGACTTTGTAGTTGGTGCCTTTACCGGTGGGTTCGACAATTTCATGTCTAAATTACCAACTATGATTAAAACTGTTCTTGACTATACAATATTTGCGATACCCACTCTTTTGTCCAAAGCTGCACAATTTATTGGTGATGCGCTTGGTTTTGATATGAGTATGTTAGATGGTTTCAGTCCAACACAATATTTAATAGATATGATGGCATCTGTCACAAAAGTTGTTTCAGATTCATTTAACTGGATCGTTGATAAAGTTACCAACTTTGATTTTGGTGCAGCACTAGGTGCAGCACTTGATTGGGGTCATGAGATGATGATGAAATTAAAAGGCATCATCGCAGGTATTTTACCAGACGCAGATTCATGGGCAGGTAAACTGATTCCAGATGCGGTCTATGATTATGTGAATGAAGCTCCACCTAAACCAGTAGAGAAAGCAAAGGAAGAACCAGTCGCACAAATGGATTTGGGTGAAGATGCGCCTGGCGCATTGACTCAAAAAGACGTTATCGGTATTAGTGCAGAAGAACAAGCATCCAACGTTGTATCACTCGAAGCTGCACGTGCCGGAGATACTTCAGTTGGTGATGACCTAGACTCGATATCTGTCACTCCCAAGGAGATGAATGAGGTAACTAAACAGTTCATCAAAGATATGGAAGATCCCCAATGGATGGCTGAGGCAGCGGAAAAACGCAAGAAGCGTGAAGAAGACTTCGCAAAAATGGAAGAGGGATCTAAGAAGGCACGACTATCCAGAGAAGAAAAACTTGCTGTCATGAAAGAAAAACGTGATGCAAGGATGTTGGAAAGAGAAAACAAATACCGCGCAATGAAAGAGTCCGGTATGAAGGACGGCGAGAAACTTTCAGCCGACCAATTAGGACAGGTTGATCGTAGTCTCGAAAGAATTGAAGCAATCAAAAAGTATCGTGGTGTGGATGTTGATAATATGTCTAGAGAGAATGCACGTTCTAGTGGTGGAAACGCAGTCACAGTAGTTGCACCATCTTCACAGAACGTGACAAACAATACCAATCAAAGTACTGCTGCGATTATGTCACAGAATCAACCGACAGTTGATCAGAACGATAGGACTTATGCTGTAGCATAAAAAAAGGGGGACTTGCGTCCCCCCGTGTTACTAGTCTTCTTGTGCCATCTGCGCAAAGTAAGATAGTGTGTCATCTTCCTCCGCGACAGCACCTACCGTTGGTGCAGGAGCAGAAACAATCTCTGGTTGTGGTGCAGAACGTCCAACGTTCGCTTCCGCAGTCTGAGTTAATGCTTCATTACGGATGGTGGTGTTAGCACCTACCGCAGTACCCAATACCAATTCCAGACGTGACTCTAATTCCTGATAGGTTTTAAAGTTAGCAGGATCTACGAACTCACCCAAGTCATACTGTTGATTATAAGTGGCTTCGAGTTTAGTCTCGTCCGACTCATACAATGCAGAAGTGGACTTGAACTCCGACTTATCATAGTTACGGTAACCCGCAACATTACGAATCTTCAGTTCGAAGTCAGCACCATTCCAAAAATCAAATGGGTTGATAGGAGTTTCGCCAGGGAATTGTGGTTGCATCAGATCCATGATTTTGTCAAAGATCTTCTTACCAAACTCATAGTAAAATACTTTACCATTGTTCGATGGGTTTGCAGGATCGTTTACCACAAGTATATTAGACACGTAGTGAAGACGGCGCTTCTGTTTACGTGCAGTTTCTTTGTCATCTTCGATACCCGAGTTCCACAGACGTGAATTCAGTTCGGATACAGGATCCTTCTGACCGATGGTAGTCAACGATTTCTCGATGTACCATTGACCTTGAGGGCCTTTGAATCCGTGATCCCAATATCGTACCCAAGGCATATCTTGACCTTCCATTGCAGGAAGGAAACGGACTACTGCGTAACCATTGCCGTTATCATCAACGGTTGGTTTCCACTTACGTTCGTCATCGTACTTATTGGTTTTGGTGTTAGTACCAGATGCTTCTTGAGCGGCAGATACTAATTTAGAAATGTCGGTAGAACGACTTTTTAGGTTTGCAAAAGACATATGTTTTCTCCAGTATGTTCAGCGTTTTCAGTTTATTTACAGTTTTTTTACACAGCGTATTTTCAAATGTTTCTTGATTGTACCATAGTATTCTAACCTATTTATACACATAAGTCAAGTGTTATTTTAAACATCCAGAGAATTAGTTTTCTCTAGGAAGTTCAAATTCATCGCCTCGGTTTCAAGACAATCTATAATTGAAGGCGTCAAGTACTTCTTAACATCTTCAACTTCCATGTTATTCTTCTCGCACATATGAACAATAGAGTCCATATAGTTAAGTCCGGAACTACGTACCGTCCTCTCCACCATCTTCGAGAACCTCTTCTTGTTCATGAAGTTTTCGCTTGTGTTCGTCTCTTCGGTACTCAGATTCGGTACCGTAAATTCTATCGTCATTCTCTTTCATCTCCTCGGTGTATTCACCGATATCTTTATAAAACCATCCCACAACTCTCTTGGGACGACCACTAGGAAAGTATGCAATAGCATGAACGACAGTACCCATCTTACCTTCTCGATGTCTTCCATAACGTGCATCTAACCAGATACTAGAGTCGAGATACCTTTTCAGGTTTCCGAGATATACCTCTAGTGTCTGATACTCATGTCTTTCCTTAGAATCCTTCGATAGTCGTTGTGCCTTCTTGGATCGAAGTTCCACACCTATCTCTTTGACCCACTCGCGAACCCCC